TATTTATTCATATGGGGGAGTAGCCGAATTGGTATAGGCAATTGGTTTAAGACCAATAATTTGTGGGTTCGACTCCCACCTCCCCTACAAGAATTGATATCCGCTGGTAGCCCAACGGCAAGAGGCGCTCGTCTTAGAAGCGAGAAGTTGGAGGTTCGAATCCTCCTCGGCGGACAAACGAAAATGTGGATATGATGCTAATTGGAAACATATCTGGCTTCCAACCAGAAGTTGTGGGTTCGAGTCCCGCTATCCGTACATTATAGATTGTTGGATTTTGCAGAATATAAAATAATGCAAATGATATACTACGCCAGTATATGTTTTTTTAAGTCCCGTAATCTATAAAAGTCGGTATAGCTCAATAGGCAGAGCACTTGTTTTGTAATCAAGAGGTTGAGGGTTCGATTCCTTCTATCGGCTCCAAAAGAAAAATATACGCTAATGTTCCAAGGCAGGCGATTTTCGCTCCAAACGAAAATGGGAGGGTTCGATTCCTTCAGCGTGTGCAGAGGTTTTTAATCTTTACTATGTGTGCTGACCACTCACTAGGGGTACGTTACTCGGAGTTAAGTCTCCATCGGTCTAATTATGACAAAATTTGATAAAAAAATTCAATTTGCTGGCTGGAGTAGATGCCCATATAAGCAAGTTAGAAATAAGATTAATAGATTTCTTGATGAAGACCAAAAAAATTTAAAAGATAGACGGTTAAAATTAAAGAGATTTAAGTGTAAACCAAACAAAGGCAACCATACTTTTGTTAAACTGGATAAGAGAATTAATTATTTTTATACAAGACAATGTAGTGCTTGTGGAAAATTAGATTAATATATGGCAGTGTAGCTCAAAGGCTAGAGCGCTCGATTGTCTATCGAAGGGTTAGGGGTTCGAGTCCCCTCATTGTCGCAGAAAGGGTTGGGTAATTTCGTAAGTCATGAGCCAACTTTTTTTAGTAGATTTAGAAGGCACACCTGTATTTAATTTTTTAATTTGGTTAAATACATTAAAGGTTGTAACAAAATAAGATAGAATCGACCGTTTGGACGACATTCGCTTATGCCAAAGCTGTTTACCAACAACAAAAAAAATTAATGAGTATGGTAAATCTAAATCTATATTGGGGAGTAGCTCAGTCGGTGAGAGCAGTCGGTTGTTACCCGAAAGGTCGAGGGTTCGAGTCCTTCTTCCCCAGCAATGCTTTGATGGTTCAGTGGTAGAACGTTGAGTTGAAGCCTCAAAGACGTAAGTTCAATTCTTGCTCAGAGCACATTGTTATTTGACAATATAAATAAAAGAATGATAAGACGAAGAACACCCACCTAAATGGATTGATGCATAGCGTGGGGTATAACCTATTAAATTAGACGGACATCAATGAACGCTTAAATAATTTCTTTTATATGCTAAGGTAGTCGAGTGGTTAGGCAACGTCCTGCAAAGACGTATACACGTGGGTTCGACTCCCACCCTTAGCTCAAGTAACTCCTATCTGCAGGTAGGTTTTACGGTAGATTCGACATAGGCATGTCAAGCACTTTGCTAAAGTGTGGGGTATAAAAGCTTTATAGGTTCGAGTCCTATATCTACCGCAATGGAAGGTCGGACATTGGTGTGTCAAGCAGTTTTGAAAACTGTCAGGTATCAAAGCCTTAGGGGTTCAATTCCCTTACTTTCCGCAGGATACTGCGTAGCTCAATTGGAAGAGCATTTCGCTTCGAACGAAAAGGTTAGAGGTTCGAGTCCTCTCGTAGTAACAACATTGTCGTATAGCTTAACAAGGAAAGCACGGAGCTTATACCTCCGAGAGAGTGGGTGCGAGTCCTACTACGACAACATTAATGGTTATGTAATATTTTTTTGATTTTATAAATTAAGTTTATTAAATTAATAATTTTTTATTTACATTATTACATAGTCATTAATATAGTCGTGTAGCTCAATTGGTAGAGCAGTGGTGTTACATACCAAAGGTTGGAGGTTCAATTCCTCTCATGACTACATAGTGAATTTTGAGGGGATGAGAATTAGTTACTAATTATATTAGGTAGATGTATACAAACACTTAATTAAAAAGAGTATCATTGAGATGTGGGTTCTTGTTATCGATGTGAGGGTATTGAATAATTAGTAATTCTCCCCACCCAAAGTTCATTATTGCCTGGTAGCTCAATTGGATGAGCATCGGTTTTCTACTCCGAAGGTTGTAGGTTCGAATCCTATTCAGGCAACATAATATTCCCTTATAGCTTAGTGGCAAAGCAGTGGGCTTTTAACCTACCGATCGTGGTTCGATTCCACGTGGGGGAACAATTATTTCTTGGTAGTTCAATGGTAGAACAGTGGATTCTTAATCCATCAATAAAGGTTCAATCCCTTTCCAGGAAACATATTAATTATTGACATGTATTTCAATGGTAGAAAACTCGTCTGATACACGAGAAACAAAGGTTCGATTCCTTTTATGTCAACAACTATGTATTGTATTTATTACAATATACTTTTTCTATTTTGTAAACATGTACAAACATGTAAAAGCATGATATAATAATAATATTATTAATAGTTAATAGCACAGTTAACAATATACAAATTTATTATGAATATAAATGAAATGAGTTACAATGAACAACAAAGCCTTAGACAAAAACAAATAATGTATAAAATATTTTATAGCATTGTTGGAGTATTTGCAATAATACTTATATTAGGTTCTTTTAAAATAATTGACCCTGGTGAAAGAGGTGTTGTCATTAGATTAGGAAAAACACAAGATGTTGTCATGGAAGAAGGGATGCACTATAAGTTGCCCCTTTTTGTTGACAAGGTAGCTGTAATTGATGTTCAATTTAAAAAGTACGAAGTATCAGAATTATCATATTCAAGAGATGCTCAAATTGTAGAAGCAGCAGTAACATTGAATTATGCTTTAGACCCTACATTTGTAAAATCTATTTACACAGAGGTAAGAAGAGATTCTCAAAGTATCATTATTAATCCTGCTATAAAAGAAGCTATTAAATCTACAATATCAAAATATACAGCACAAGGATTACTAGAAAATAGACCACAGGTTAGAATAGACATTGAAGTTATTCTTACAGAACAGTTAGCTCATAGAGGCATTTTAGTAAAAGAAGTGTCAATTACAAATCTTGACTTTGACCCTGAATATGAAAATGCAGTTAAAGAAAAACAAGTAGCTGAACAAAATGCTTTGACTGAAGCAAACAATACAAAAGCAAAAGCAGAACTTAAGAAACAAAAAATTCTTGAAGCTGAAGGATTAGCAGAACAAACAAGACTTGAAGCAGTTGCTTTATCATCAGCTCAAGGTTCAAAGGTTATTGAAAAGATTTATGCTGAAGCTGAATTAAAGAAAGCTGAAGCAATGTTAGTAACAGCTAACAAATGGGATGGTGAATCTACACCACAAACAGTATTTGTTGGAGGTGGAGAAGGTGATGGCATGCCACTTATTCTACCGATGCTACAAGGAGCAATATAAAGTATTAACAATTTATACTGTGCTATTAACTGTTAACAATAATGATTAAAGATATAAAACAATGTGTAAAGTCAGGAACATTACATTGGTGGTTGAACCCATTTGTAGTTGCAGAAATTATAATAGGATTGAAAGAGGAAAAAATAAAAAACCCAACAACAAAATTAGATGGGTATAAAAAGTTTTATAATAGATAAAATTATTACCACCCAGCTGGAATAGAAGTGCCTTCATCAAACATAGAAGGAGCACCTGCACTCAGGTGTTTTCTATTGTTTACTGTACCTTCTTCAGCATAATGTGATAAATCACTAATACCACTTAATGCCAAACCTATAGACCAGAATGAGTCACCATGACCTTGTGATGATTGCATTGCTTGTAAATCATTTGTCACAGCACATACTTGAGTAATTAACCTAGAATCATCTATCAATTCTATTTGTTTTCTTTCAACCACTTTATCAAAGGCTGTTGCCATTGCATTTTTATTTTTTGCATTGAATACTACAGGTTCCATTTGTCTAGGCAACAATCCTTGTTCGTCAAAGGCTTCAAATTCACCTCGTGTATTATCATAGTATATTCTATTGATACCAAAGTTTTCTATGACCATCTTCAAATATTCTAATTGAGTTGGTCTAAAATCATAAAACTCTTTACCATTTGAATATGACCAACCATCCATCCATTTATGATGTAACATAATAAATCTATTATTTCTTATTTCAAATACAGATAAATGAGAAGGGTGAGATTTTTTACCGATATCAAAACCTGCAATAACTTCTCCTTCAGCTGCATATTTTATTCTAGCTTTACGTGAGACTAAGTCAGAATTAACTGCTCGTTCTCTAAGTAAATCCTTTGAAAAGAATCCTTCTGTTGAATATGCTGGAGTACAAAGATATTCTCTTTGGAAAATTCTTTCTGTACGTTCTATTCTCTTTTCTTCTAATTCAACAATATCCATCCACTCAGGCCATAAGGCTTTACCATCTTCAGTAATAGCAGGTAAAATTTTAACTGCAAAACGTTTAGTAACATTTTTGTCAAAGTAAAAGTCCTCATCAGTCTGTGGTGTTCCAGCAGCATGTAACTCTCCATCAGTTTCATTAGGCATGTCCAGAATGTTTGATTTGAAAATGTTGTTAACTTTTCTAATGATTGTAGGATTTAAAATGTTGTCAGGGTCTTGGAAGGGGTCATCTACATAAACAATATCACAGTGAATACCACGTTTGAACTGAATCAACCCATGGGGGTGTAATGTTGTGAAATGTTTATTATCCCATGTATATCTTAAAACAGATTCAGCAATAGGCTTTTTGTCGATGATGTGTCTAAAATAAGGATTTGCATCGATACACCCTTTAATTTTACTAATATGGTAACCAGCTAATTCTGTGTTGAATGAGAAATAATGAGCTTCAATACTATCTGATGCACCATCAAACATTAGCTTCCACATAAAATGAGCATAAAAAGAATAAGATTTAAAATGGTGTCGTGCACTAACACGAATAGTTCTTTTATTTTGTGATAACATTCTAGCAGTGTTATCAACATGTTCACCACCTATAAATGTTTTAGAACTCTTTGAAAAAATGTGATTAACAAAATAAACAAAATCTGTGGAAGATCTGCTTAGTACCTTAATTTCTTCAGGTGTGAAGGGTGCTGCTTTAAGTTTCATAGAATATTTACTTTGCTATAAAAGTATGGTATAATATGTATTAGTTGCTGGTATCTTTATTAGCTGCTGCAATTAATTTAAGAACATCAGCTGCTTCGATTTTACCATCATGTTCTGATGAACCATCATCTATAACATTCATAAGTTTATATACTGCTTTTTCATCTTCTCGTACTTCCTGATTTAATGCAATAATAAATCGTTTATCAGGACTTCTCTTTTTCTTTAATTCTTTGTTTAACAATTCTTGATTAATTTTTAGTCTGGAAGATATTGTATCTATTGCACCTTGAATCATAAGTTTAGCTGGGAACTCTAATCTATTATCCATAACCCACTTAACTGCTTTACTGACATTTGCTTTACTACACTGATGTTTTTCGCATATTTCATTCCATGTCCAATGCAACACAAAAAACTCATGATACATTCTAATATACCCTTCTTGGGCTTCTGTGATTTTTTCATATTTGTCTGACATATAAAACATTATACATTATATATGCACATAAGTAAAAATAAAAACAAACTAGTTATAGCTTTTCTATATAAACCGACATTGGTTAAAGTAGTACAAGAGCTTGAGGATAGAAAATTTGATAAAAAAAATAAATCATGGACTGTTCCTATTGTGCATGTTAAACATGTGATGGATAAATTGATACCCCTTGGCTTTACTGCTACACAGGAAGTTAGAGACATGTATGATGTATTCCTAAAACGTCGTGCAAGGGTTAAAAGAATTAAAGAAGGTAGATTTAATGCTAGTGAAAAGAAAATACTGCAGGAGTTAATTGCACCATTGTATAGTTATCAACAAACAGGTGCAGCATTTTTAGCTACTACAAAAAGGTGTTTAATCGGTGACCAACCCGGTTTAGGGAAAACATTGCAAACACTCACAGCTATACATATTAAACGGTTAAAAGTAAATTTAATTGTATGTCCAGCATCATTGAAACAAACATGGTTAGATGAAATAGAAAAATGGTATCCAGATAAAACAGCAATAATTATTTCTGGAACAAAGAAACAACGTCTTGAAAAGTGGCAAACTGAATCAAACTTTTATATTATGAATTATGAATTAGCTTTACGAGATTTATTAGAAATTAAAAAATTACCACTTGATTCTATTACTGCAGATGAAGCTACTAAAATAGCAAACCCAGAAGCTAAAACAACATTAGCATTGAAAAAAATAAAAGCTGAATATAGATTTGCGTTATCAGGTACACCGTTAAATAATTCAATTCAGGATATTTGGAGTATTTTAGATTTTTGTCAACCTGGCATTCTTGGGTCATATTGGCAATTTACAGAAAGGTACTGTGAAAAAGATTTTGCTAATTACAATATTATTATTGGCTATAAAAATCTTGGAGAATTAAAACAAAAAATCCAGTATGTCATGTTAAGAAGACTTAAAGCTGATGTATTACATGAGTTACCACCAAAAACATTTGAAAACATTTTTGTTGAATTTACACAAACTGAAAGAAAAATGTACACTTCAATTAAAAATGAATTACATGAAGAATTAAAAGAAATGAAGAGTAGAAGGGGTCTAACAAATATTCTAACAAGAATGGTTAGGCTTAAACAATTAACAGGGAGTAGTGAGTTAGTTTTCAAAAATGATTTCATCTCATCAAAGTCAGATGCATTACATGAAATATTAAAATTATCATTTGAGAATGATAACAAGGCAATAGTCTTTACACAATTTAGAGAGATGGCATTACTATTAATGAGAGATTTAAAAAGGTATGACCCAGTGTTAATAGCAGGGGGTATGAAAGATGAAGATAAAAATGAATGCAAAAGATTATTTATGACAGAGGACAAACACAAATTGTTGATAATGACAGATGCAGGTGCATTCGGATTGAACTTACAAAGAGCATCCACTGTAATACATTATGACTTACCATGGAGTATTTCAAAAGTAGAACAACGAGAAGATAGAGCTCATAGGATAGGGCAAACTGGAAACGTAACGATTTATAAATTAATAGTTGAAGATTCCATAGATGAATATGTTGTAAAGGTGTTGTACAAAAAACAAGAAGTTGCTGATGAAGTATTAGGAGATACTGATACATTAAAGAAAGTAAAAATATCAAGAAGAGATATGCAAGCCATTTTGAGATAGCATTTTACAAAACATGTATAGTATGGTATAATATGTAATATGGTAAAAGATTGTAGAACAGACAAAAACTCTGAAAAGTACAAAAAATATAGAGAACGACGTGCTTCTTCAATGGCTGCTGCGACGAGACGTAGATTAGAAAAGAAAGATAAACAGCCAAAGAGTAAACAAGATATTACCAAAAATTAAAAGCTGACCTGTCGAGGTCAATTATGATATAATAGATTATGACAAATAAAAAAAAGTTACTCACCGCAAGACAGGTATGGTCTGAGAAACGTATCTACTGGATAACTTCATACAAAGCGTTGTTGAAGTATATTTCAGAAGATTATGTTGACATCTTTAAACCGATAGTTAAAGGGACTCAATCAGGCAAACGTTATTTTGTAACGGAAGACAATATAGATTTGTTTATTCAAAAATTTGAAAACAACGAATTGAAATAATACACATAAGTTAATTCCCTAAATTATGAACCACAAAAAGAATTTAACAAAACGAATATTAGTGCACATTAAAACCAACGGATGCTTTGGCTATATTCTAGCTAGTGGTTCACATCTGTTGGTTTTAATTTGCGTTAATATAATAGCATAATCATGAAAACAATACACTGGACAAAATGTAAGCAACAATTATATGATGAAGTAAATGGTCATTGTCCATACTGTTTTTGTGAATTGTTTTCAACAGAAGATGAAAACACTATTACTTTTAAACAATATACATACATTTCAGAGTTCTTTTCTAATCCTGTAACAACTGAAAAAATGAGTATACCTGTAGCAATAGAGCATAAAAGGTTTGCTCAAATAGACCATATTCACCCACATTCAAAAGATGGTAACGATGATGTAGATAACTTAATATTATGCTGTGTAGAGTGTAATTCAAAAAAAGCAGCAAAACTAATATACAAAACAAAACAACAATTATTAAATAGCATTAAAAAATACGCATGAAATATAACATTAATATAAATCAATATGCTTTACACACAGAAAAAACTTTGGATTTATTAGACTGTGCAATATTAGATTTTATCATTGTTATATGTAATTCAAAAAGTAAAAAAATAGAAAAATTAAGAAAAGACAGTATGACATGGATAGATTATGAGTATTTATTAAGTGAAATGCCGCTGTTAAGAATAAAAAGCAAGAGTGCACTGGCTAAACGAATAAAAAAATTAGAACAAGCAGGATACATAAAAACTGATAACAAAAAATGTCAAAAAGTATATGCAATATTGACAGAAAAAATAGATTCATTGTTTCTTGTGGGACACACTAATGTGTCTTTAAAGACACAACCCGTGTGCGTGATTAATAATAATAATATAAATAATAAAAAAGATAATCATAATACTAAAAATCCTGATTCCAGAGACAAGACTCTGGATACGAAACAAGAAGAGAAGTTTGATTTTGATGTTTACATAAAAGAAATGTCTCAACACAAATCCAGACATATTCAACTAATAGCAAAGTACTTTGTTAAAAAAGAAATTAAATATGATTCAAAAGCAAAAATTCAAGTAGCAATGAAAAGGCACCTTAGAGCTGCAACTAATTTAGCACCATTTTCAAATAAAGAAATTAAACAGGCAGTTATAATATGTGAAGATAAATATGGAGATTTAGATTGGACATTAGAGACTGTAGTCAAAGTATTAACCAGCAATAATTTACAACCAAAAGATACGAGTGGAAAAAAATATAAAACTGTTAAAGTAACTTAATTAAAAAAAATCATGAAAAAACCTCAATCAATTTGTTTTTGCAAAAAAGATAATATGTTCGGAGAATATAAAAATACCGTGGAGATGGTAACACCTTTTAAATTTGATTTAGGGGGTGGTGAAAGAAGTCATGCATGTATTGATAGTTGTATAGCATCTGAAATTGCATACCTTTGGTACAATGGGGTGGAAACTCTTAATAGTTGTTGTGGCCATAACATAGTAGGTGCTTCAGTATTTGTTACAAAGAAGAGTGTTGCTAAAATGTTAGAGTTAGGCTATGAATTATCAAAACAAGAGTCAGCTAATCCAGATGTCCATTTTGACATTGACATCACAAGTGATATACTAGGAAAAGAAGTTTGTGTTTGTGCAGCAGTTAAATTAAGTGATGGCAAAATAATTAGAGGTCATAGACACAACCATGCAATTAAAGCAGCACATGACATGATTAAATATAGTAATGAAAAAATTAGAAGTGTTGACCAAGGATTTATTACATCAAAGAATCGTTTTGTTGGTAGAGAAGAAGGTCGAAAAATTCAAGATATTGCAGGTATAGAGTCAGCAGATAAAGGTGGGTATAGAGCCGGCACATTATTTTCAGAGGATTTATATTAAATAGTTAAACAGGAGACATCCTTCATATGTGTATTATGAATAAAGTAAAAGCAAAAACAACAAAAGACACAAAATTAAAAAATATAATAAATGTTGCTATAGGAGAAGTGTCAGCTTTATTTATGTCTCAAGAAATTAAAGGTACTGACATCATAATGCCAACTGAGGAATTAGATGAAATATCAAATAGAACTATAAATGATATTAAACAGTTAACAACTAAATAAATATAGTATGACAAAAAAACAAGAAAAAGTAATAAAACTTACAATCACATATCATGAAGATGGGAGAACAACTAGTGTTACTGGAAATGAGTTAACTGACAAAGATTTTGTTGTAGGTATTGAAATGTTGACTTCAGAGTTAGCAGATAGATTAAAGAAGTATGCAAAAGCAAAAGCATTGTTGAAAGAAATAATACATTAACAACTAACTAAACAACATATTATGGAAACACAACAAATAGGAGGAATTAATATAACCCAAGAAGAAAGGGAAATTAAATTAGCAAAAGACCTTAAAATTAATGGCAGTAGAATAGTTAGAATAACAAAAGACGGTTGGCCTCTTGAGTTAATTACTGGAAAACCAATTACTAATTTTTTTAGAAAATTAACTTTAACTGATTATAAAATTACTTATAAAGAATGGAGAAATAGAGGAGGGTGTATAATATCTTTCAGATAAAACTATGATAACAGAAATAAAAAAAGGAATAGAAGAATTTGAAATGTTAGCTCACGCATATCAAGATATTTATCAACCAAAGAATACAGAAGAATGGGGAGATGGATTTTGGAGATGTATGAAATATTCTAAAGATTGCTTTAACTCCTACACTATATCAATCCTAGAAGCTCAAATAAAAGAGTGGGAGGAAAAAATAAAACAATATAGAATAATTTTAAAACCATTAAGACTTGACCAAGTGGAAAGAGAATATCAAATACAAGGTAGTTTAATAGTTTTAGAAAACTTAATAGAAAAAAACAAAGAAACTATTAAAGAATTAAAAAGGTAGACATATTATGAAGGATAAAACAAACAAAAATTGTATAGATGAGGTGTTAGAAAGATGTAAATTAGTTAAGCAAGAAATAAATGGCAATAACTATTATCCTGAAGATGTTTTTATAAATGAACTCCAAGAAGTAGAACAAAGAAAGGTTGAGGAGATAAGGGAAAAAGATGAAAATATAAATTCATTAGATATGAATACATTAGAACAAGTTATCCAAGAAAAAGATATTTATATAAATTCTTTAGAAACAACAATAAGTGAGTTAGAAGAAAAATTAATATCCTAAACCTAAAATCATTAAAAACTAAAGAATAAATAATTATGAATAAAAAAGAAATTAAAAAATTCTTTCATATCTCAAATTTAATTGAAGATGTGAATGACAAAAAAGAAGATGAGAGAATGATTTATTTGTTTAGTGTATTAGACCAGCCTGATGTAAGAGTTCTTTTGACATTTATGTATATAATCCACAAAGGGTTAAATCATATTAATGATTATTGTATCAAAGGACAATTAAGAACATATGATGTTTATGTCGGTGGAAACATGTGTTTAAACCCAAGTGTTATAAAAAATGAATTGTTACCATTATTTGCTATAGAACCAAAAACATGGGAAGAAATAAAGGCATGGCATATCAAATTTGAAAGTATACACCCATTTGGAGATGGCAATGGCAGGGTTGGAAGATTTTTAATGTTGATACACTTACATAAAAATGGGTTACCTATTCCAGAAATGTTTTTGAATGAAGAAGACTTCCATACCAACAGACGTGAATATTATAATTGGTTTAAATAATAACAAAAAAAATGGAAATAAAAGAATTTATAGAAAAAGCAATAGAAGGAGGGTATCTTACACTACATAATTATCGCTGGCACAAAGATATAATGCTTTCTGATGCTTGGGCGGAAGAAGTTATAAATGAATTAGTCCTAGACCCTAAAGCTTGGGAAGCAGTTGGTAAGATTGAAAAATGGGATGAGTCAAATGATAACAGTTTTTACATTGGTGTAGTTGACGGTAAAGATTTAAGAGAAAGAAACCACCCAGTATATAGAAAAAGAATGCACAATATGATTGACCATATTACTGTAAATAAAGGAACAATAAAAAGCTATATAAAAACACTATGACTGAAATACAAATTTTTAAAAAAATAAATAATTATTCAGAACGAAAAAAGTATCTTAACACTTGGTATACCCAAGATGAGTGTGTTTATATTTTTACAATAAATAATATGTTAGGTAGTTTACGAGAACATGTCATAGATAAATTTGGAGGAGTAACACCGTCAGTGTTAATTACTGGAGTAGATGAAAAAGGCAACAAAAAGCAATATCATCAATTCATTATGTTAGCAGACTGGGATGGGCTAATAGAAACAAACAAATAATAATATGCAAAATGATATTCAAGAGAGTTTAAATATTATACGTAATCTTGTAACACAATTTGTTAGTTGTGCAGATGATAATTGTGAAGGTTGTAAGTGTGAACAAAACATTTTAATGGAAGATATTTCCAGACACACTTTATTAATGTTAGTATTACAAAATGAATTACTTGAACGAGAAATAAAGTGGAATGTACATGTAAAACTTAAATATAAAGATGACACAACAAAAGTCATAACAGCTTTAAAGAAAGTTGTTAAATATAATAAAAGTATTATTAACCAACTAGAAAATTAATATCATGCAACAAATGGGAATGAGAGGGTTGGATTACATTCAACGAAAAGAAATAGAACATAAAGAAGTAACAGAAACAGAACTTACTCTTCGTGTTTGTCCTTTTTGTGGAAATGATAAACATAAATTTTATGTTAATAAAGAGTCTGGTTTGTATGATTGCAAAATTTGTGCACAACAAGGAAATTTATATCAATTACAAGCAAAATTTGGAGACTTAGATGGATTTACTGCATCTAAAACATTAATTAATAAAACAAAATTTAAACCGTTAGCAGACTCATTATTAGAAGATGCTGTCAAAAATCTATGGGGTGATAAAGAAGCATTGAAATATTTATATTCCAGAGGATTTGTAGATGAAACACTAAAATATTTTCAGGTAGGGTTAATAGATTTTGATTGGATTGCAATACCTCATATGCATGAAAAACAAGTGTGGAATTTTAAACAACGTAATTATAGAGCAAAAGAATTCAGACGTGTTGCAGGGCAACCTACCGTATTATTTAATGCAAGTGGTATTGATAAAACTAAAGCATTGTTAATTGTAGAAAGTGAAACTGACTGTATGGCTGCTTGGCAAATGGGTGTTAAAAATGTAATTGGTTTAACAGGTGGAGCACAAGGATTTAAACCTGAGTGGATGCCATTTTTTAATGACTTTAAAGAAGTCTATATTTGTTTGAATGGAGACGATGCAGGACAACGGGGTGCATATAAAGTAGCTGAAAAGGTAGGACTACCAAAATGTAAAAATGTTATACTACCAACAAATGATGTAAATGATTATTTAATGGACGAAAAATACACATCTCAAACATTTAAAGATTTCATAAATGACAAGTCAACTAAATTTTCTATCCAAAACATCACAAGTCTTGAAGAGTATATGGAAAAGATTGATGATTGGTTTGATGGAGATGGTTCTATGGCAGGGCTTGCACTTGAGGAGTTTCCTCAATTAAATAAAATATTGAATGGTTTTAAAGCAGAAGATTTAATTATCTTGACAGGTGATTCTGGAGTAGGAAAGACAACTATGACATTGAATATGATGCTTCAATTTATTAAACAAGATTATAATTGTTTAGGCTTCTGTCTTGAAGGTAAATTAATGTATTACATTTTAAGAATGATGGGCATGAATAGTAATAAGACAGTTGAAGAGTTACGTGATTTTGATGATGAATGGGAAGACATGAAAGATGAATTTTCTGAATTACCCTTATATTTTTATTCAGGTCCTCAAGCTGAATTAACACCTAAAAAGTTAACAGAGTTATTACCAGCTGCAGTTAAATTGTATGGCATTGATTTTATAATAATAGACAACTTACAAAAATTTGTTAGAGGGGAACATAATTATTATCAACGTGTCAGCGATGCAGTATCAACATTAAAAGATTTAGCTGTTGATTTAAAGATACCAATTTTATTAATTTCACATATTACAAAGCGTAGTGGTCATACTAAAGAAAAGATTACAATGCATGATGCTAAAGCCAGTTCTACAATCTATCAAGATGCAGATATCTTTTTAATTATTGACACAGACAAAGATGACAATTATGAAGTAGTTGTTGAAAAAAATAGAATGGGTGAAGGTAACCTTAGAATACCATTTGCATTAAGTAAAGAAACTGGTAAGTATTATGAAAGCAATAGTGTACCTGCAAAAGATAGAAAATCTGCAAGTAGTAATGTTGAAACAGTTGGGTTAGAAGAAGATGTAGAATCTGTCAAAGATCCGACCAAATTTTAGCGGTTAGATAGAGGCAGTTTACAAATGTTGAAAAACATGGTATAATATAGATAAATATGAAAAGACATTATTAATTAATAAATACATAAATATGAAAAAACTAGATATATTTTATAGCATTGTTGTATTAGCTCTTATTGCATGGGCATACATGTACTTCACAAAAACAGATGAGGTTGTTGTTGTAGAAGAAGCAGTTGTTACACCTATAGTAGAAGTTGTAGATACTCTTACAGAATAGACAAATTTATTAAACACAGCAATAGTAATTAAATAATAACATTATGAAAAAGAAAGAAACAAATAAAAATACTCTGATTGATGCAACATTTCTTAATATGACAGGTAAGAAGGTCAGTGTTGCTGATTATATTACAGAGAATGATTGTTGGTTTTTAGAAAAAGAAAAACGATGGGTACTCACTCATAGTGCTATTAAGAAAATAGCAGATGTGGCAGGAATTAGTAAAACATATGATGTGACTGAATCTCCTAACGTTATTCCAGATATCAGAAATGAATTAGAACATATTGTACGTGTTACAATTAAATGTTTATCTAAAAAGAAACCTGCTGCAAAAGCTTTTCCTGATGCATGTGTGCATTCTCCTGAAAATACATTAACTATTACAGGTGAAGCAAATACAAAAAATACACCAAGCAGAGGTAGAGGGTACCTTAGAAAAATGGCTGAAAAACGAGCATATGACATAGCAGTATTAGAACATCTTGGATTATATACTATGACATTTTCAGAAGAAGAGTCAGAGGACTTTAGGAAAGATGTAAAAAAGTTTGATAGACAAAAATTGTCACCAGGTATGAAAGAGTTTGTAGCTATTGTACCAGAAGTTAATGAAATACTAGATGCTAAAACAAAAGCAGATTTAGCAAAGGTCGCAACAAAAATCAAAAAAGATATTAAAAGCAATAAATATTCTGAAATGCAAAAAGACTATTTAAGTAATTTATATTCAAATGAACATGCAAAAAAACACAAAGCCTTTTAAGTTAGATAGGATTTCACCTTCGATGATTGGTAGTTATTTAAGTTGTCCTCTTAGTTTTTACTATCAATATGTTGCAAAAATTAAAATGCCGTATGACAAAATTCATTTAGTCTTTGGTAGTGCTATCCATTTAGCTTTAGAAAAAATGTTAGATGTCAAAGACCCTAAGAAAGTATTCATCAAAGCGTTTGACATTAAAGAATTAAACGAAAGTGAAAGACATTTACATGAAGAATACTTATTGTTAGGTCAAGAAATGATTACTAATTATATGGAGATGTATCCGACATTAGATAAACTTTATGATTTATCTACAGGAACACCGGAAAAAAGATTTAGACGCCATATGACTAACCCAATAACAGGAATAGAATCGACTATCCCCCTTTCAGGAATTGTTGATAAATTGACAGATACTGGAATAATCATTGAGTACAAAACTTCAAAGAATAAGTGGAAAGAGTCTGAAACAAAGTTTAAAGTACAAAATTTATTGTATAACCTATGGTACTATTCAGAACATGGTAAGTTAGCTGAAAAAATGGTTTATATAATATTATTGAAAAAATTCAAACGTCATAAACGTGACCAGGTCATTCAAGTAATAGAATCACAGGTTACATATGATGATTTAGCCGAAGCGTTTGAAGAGGTCGAATTAATCATAGATAAAATACATAGTGGTATGTTCGATAAACCTATGGGTTATCATCCACCATATTGTGATTGTATTAAATATGAAAAATTATTAAACAGTAAAAAATAAAATAGGATGGATGAAATTAAAAAAGGGATAGAAGCTATGCAAGAGTGTATTGATGAAATGTATGCTGAACTTGATATAGCTGAACAAAAAGGGTTTGTCTATAATAGAGCAAAAAATATTAGGAAAGCTGCTCAACAATTAAAAGTAGAAGCTCATAGTTTAAGAGCAACCACAACAGAAGAGTTTAACAAAGCTAAAGCTAATAAATAAAAGCCAAAGCAACTAAACAAAATATTATTAAAGACGAGTGTTAATTAACTTATTAAAAAACATGACAGCAACACAAAAAATTAAAGTAGTAAAAGTAGGGAGAAAACAACAACCTTCAAAATTTAAAGAAGGTGAAACATATGCAATCACAACAATTGAAGATGAATACACAGGAAAGAAAATGTCTGCATTTGGTAAATGGACTGAAGAATGGAAAGTAGGTGATGAATTTGAAGGAATTGTTACAGAAAAAGTTTGGAAAGATAAAGATGGGTTTGACCAAACTGGTTATAACATTGAAAATCCAAACAAGAAAGCATACACACCGTATGGAGCAGCAGCTGCACCAGCTGCAACACCATTAATTGTAGATGCATTCCATATAGCAGCAGAGTTAGCACCATTGTTGTATGCTAAGAAAAAGACAGCATTGAAATTAAAAGACATTTCAGAATTAGCTGTAGCTATTAAAGCAGAGTTAGAAAAACATACAGTTGCACCAGTAGTAGCAACACCAGCTGCACCAGCTGCAACACCAGCTGCACCAGTAACAGCATTAAAAGAAGAAGTTGAAACTGTTAATGTTGATGCTGAAGTAGAAGTAGATGACGAAGATGAAAAACCTTTTTAATTAACCATATATGATAACTTTAATTGGACAATTTAATAAACTTAATGGACCAGATGTAGTTAAACAATACAAAGTAGAGTTTACTATAGATGAGTATCAACGAGAAAGTATCAAAGAATTAGTAGGCCTGGAAAAAGGAACTGCTGTATTGATAAACCTTGTTGAAATAGATGAAGTTAAGTTAGACTCTCCAACATTTGATGCAGAGTTAGAAGATGCAACTAAGAAACGATTGCAAAAAAGAATGCATGCAATTATTAGAGAGATATCTAAAGATAAAAATGTAACAAAAGAAGTTATCAAGAGTAAGCTTAGAGAGTATTTAATTAAAAAGAAATACATGAAAAAATCTACAGCAGAGTTAACAGTAGAAGGTTATTCAGCAGCAATCTATGTATTGCAAAATAATTTTTAATGTTTATGCTTGGTAAAACTGTTATCAAGCATGATATTAAAACTATAACATTATGACTACATATAAATATCCAAAACCACAAACATTAGTGCAAAATACTTTATTCATTATGCAAGAAAGATTTGACTCTGGTAAACATGTTAAATATG